GATGATAATATTTTAGTTGATGAATTTTTTACGGCTAAAAAAGAGTTATATAACCTAAAACATGATATAAAAATCAAGGGGTTTGATGTTGAGTTATATGTCCAGGATGTTGAAGAGGTTTTGGATGCAGCCGATGGTATATATAGCATACTTTATAGTAAATGGAGAAAAGAACCCAGTAAACAAAAACCAGAGATAAATAAAAAAGATATTGTTAAAAAGGTAAAAGAATTTGATAAAAAATTAAACGACATCGCCAATGAAAAAGATGCGGATGCTAAGATTTTAAAATTAAAAAAATTAAAAGAAAAGATTAGAGCATATAGAAAAAGCGGTTTAAACTCAACGGGTGAGTTCAGTACTGAGAATTTGGTTTTTAAATATTTAAGAAGATCTGGGTATATGGATAAATTAGCTGATATGGGTATTGATGTCAAAGATGAATTTTTATCCCTAGAAAATCTGGAATATTGATATTTTCCTCTTTTTGCTTATATTTATAAGAAGAATAATTATTTTAAATAACTAAGATATGAAACCAATAGGTTCTGAAAAAATAGAAAACGTAGACGATAAATTAGCTAGGATCTTAGAGATTGCTGGTATTAAAAAAGAATTGGTTACTGAAAGTGCGCCAGTTCTTGGTCATTTGTCTAATGTATTACACGAAGCCGTAGCGGCTAACGGTACCGAATATGGTATTGTACAAGAAGAAAAACACGTTTACATTAAAACTAAAAATGAAAACGGTGAATATGATTATTTAACAGGTGTTCAAAACATTCATGAGCATTCTTACAAATCATACGCTGATGCTTTAAAACACTTAAATATGATGTTTAGAGAAATTAACGAATCTGTTGATTTTAAAGAAAACATCGATGTTTTAAAAAAAAAAGTATAACTGAGCGTTATATCCTAAAACTTAAGAATACTGGTACCGCACCAGCAACCGATACAACGGTTGATTCGGGCATTGATACCACAGCTGCACCATCGGAAGAACCTGCGGATTTAGCCACAGATTTCTCAACTGAAACACCAGCTGATACAGCTGTCGATACAACTACAGACCCAGCATTAGATCCAGCCGCTGCAACCGCAGAAGAACCAGCTCAAGAAACTGGGGCTGAAAACACTGATGAACCAATTTTAAAAACGGTTCAAAAACTCACTGGTAAATTAACCCAAAAAATGAGAGATGGTTCTCAGGAATTAGAATCAAAAGATTATAAATACGTTGTTAATTCAATCTTATCTGCAATCGATATGACAAAGATAACAGAAGAAGATATGAATGATATGTTAAATAAACTTCAAAATAAAGATTCTGAAGATACAACAGAAGCCGAACCAACAGCTGAACCAGGTGCTGAAGAAATGGCACCAGAACAACCAGTTCAAGAACAACCAAAAGATTATTTAAGAAGAATACATAAATCAGTTGTGGACGAATTTCTAAATGAAATAAATAAATAATAAAATCCCCGAAAGGGGATTTGTTTTTTTAAAACGTTTTTACTATTATTGTACAAATAAGTTAATATGATAATAGGTGTTTTAGGAAAAAAACGTTCAGGTAAAGATACAACAGGTGATTACCTAGTCGCAAGTAAAAATTTTGTAAAATATAGTTTTGCTAACCCGATCAAACGTGGGGCTATGGAATTGTTTGGTTTTACGGAAGATCAGGTTTTTGGTGATGCTAAAGATGAGATTGACCCAACCTGGGGGATAACCCCAAGATTAGTGCTACAGATAATGGGTACTGAGGTTTTTCAATACGACATGCCAAAATATATACCAGAATTACAAGTATTTGGTAGAAGTTTCTGGGTTAAGCGTTTTGAACAATGGTATAACCAAAATAAAGATCTAGATGTTGTTATTTGCGATGTTAGATTTCAACACGAAGTTGATGCAATATTAAAGATGGGTGGTACGATATTGTCAGTGCAAAGACCAAACCTAAGTACTGGTGATGAGCATGCATCTGAAAAAGAAATGGACTCTATTGTTGGTATTACAACCGAAATAATAAATGATCGTACTTTACATGATTTGTACGATAAGATAGATAATTTGGTAAATGATTTACGAAAACCCCTTAGCTGAAATATTATCAGTACATAAATTTAAAGTTGATACAGCTACAGCTGAAATGTTATGCTACACCTTTAACAGGGAAATAAAGTGTGATAGAAAGATTAACATCGAGTTGTTTAGAAGATTTGCCAAATACAATCCTTTATACATTTTTAGTTGGGGTGGTATCATAAATTATGGGGTAAAAGATCAACCCGTACAATTAAATGGTGTTGAAATCGTTATCCAACCTGGAAAAGAGGAAGAGTTTATGGATGAAAATTCTAATTTTATATTCTATGGTGGGGCAAATTCAGGTCTTCAGTGGTTAGATCAAGAAGATGGTTATGAGGGTGTTTACGGAACTTGTAGAATTAACTTTTAGTTATTTTTAACCTAAGATTACCAGTACCCTTTATAACTCTATGCCAGTCATGTCTTGCTATTTTTAGTGAGACATTTTCTTTTAATGGAATGGGTAATTGATTATCATATTGAAATTTCCAGTCAGTTGTGTTTAACACCTCAATAACACGATCTTCATTATCTCTATGCCACATAAGTTCAATGGGATCAATCTTTTCGTCAAATTCTCTTATGACATAATTGTCACCAACCTCAATGTCTTTGTATGGTTTACCAGTATCCACCAAATTTAGATTTTAAACCGAGTAAACTAGCATATCTAGGTAATCTACATGACCAGTAGGATGCTTTAGTCCTATCTTTTTTATTCGCACAATCATGTCTAGAAGCAAACGCTTTACGTGCCGCTGGGTTATTTAATTTAACAGATAAACCAGTTGTATCACCAAAAGAAACTTTCTTAATACCACCACCTGGTTTTCTAACATAAACATAAAACTTTTTAGAACCACCTCTTTTAGGTTTACCAAGCTCAACTTCCTTACCCTGATACTTTGCTTCAGCTATAAGTTCGTCTTCTGGCATATCTTCAGTAAATGGTAAATCCAATGGAACCATCTGACCCTCAAATAAATCAAATCTACCTAAATCTGTGTTTTCAAATAACTTTGTGTCTAAAGCGGATAACCTAATTACCTTCTTTTCCCAAAGCTCCCTAGCTTCTTTAATTAGGAAAGCGTGTTTTTCACTACCAGGTCTATATTCATTTTCTAATAAAGGTATGCTATTACTCAAATGGTATTTTACGTCTTCAGAAACCAGATCTTTTAATATCCAAGAGTCAAAATTTTCCATTAATTTTTTTTCAATGGATAACTCAAAACACTCCTCACAAATAACCTCTGATTCAGAAATTAACGGTTCAAACTCTTTGTTTTCATACATATCATTAATAACTTCAAAAACAAAAGAAAGATCCTTATACTCTGGGTTAACAACAACATGATAACAATCATCAGATTTTTCCATCATGGGTTTACCAAAATTATCTTTATTTTTTGAGATGTAAAACGCTGGGTTTTCAGCTTCCTCATGAATTGAGAACAATTCCGAAATCACATCAAGACTCAAACCCTCATCTTTGGGGGATGATAAAGTGTTATTTTTTGAACCTCTTTCATTCAAAATTTTAGCCATTTGGCTTTCGGTCATTTTGTATATTTTTTTACCCATTACTAATGATATTATAATATAAATATCTCTTTAAATGAATAAATTCTTAAAATCATATACATTATTTGGTATTGGGCTTAAACGATCAAAACCGTAAAAAGCACTCATATTTGATTGTTCTCTTATTGTTTGATTATTAACTAACATCTTAGAGTGAAAACTATCAATTAATCTTGGTGTTGCGTAACCACACACAATAAACTCAGTATCACTAACTTTGCAAACAAAAATAGCTTTTTTATACATTGGTCTGTAAAAAATCGGAAACTCATTGTAATTAAACATAATAACATCAACCCACTTTTCAAATGAGTTTCTTAATTGCTGTAAGGGTTCAACATTAACATTGTTGTAATCCATAATCGGATGTTTTATACGTTTTGAAATCGCTGTTATTGCGCATGTTAACGTGAACATATCTTTGTATTTCTCATTATTTTTATTTAGTTTTGTTGTGTTGTGTTTGTGTTTAACAACAGCCCTAATGTATGAAACGCAATTATGGATGTCCCTTTCATCCAACTTAATTCTGCTGAATTTTTTTATGTGCGTATCGAACGCACCTTTAAATGTTATAATGCTCATGACACAAAAGTAAAAAAAAATTTGTTTATAACCAAATAAATTCCTAATTTTGTAAACATGAAAGGATATACTAA